AGTAAACAATGCCAAGCGTGCCATCAAGCACAAAGAAGACAATGGTAGTGATTGTGGTACGCAAACAGGATGGATTCGTGCAAGGCAGATCAGCGAGAAGCAAGGATTTGACGAGCCTATGATTAAGCGCATTTTCAGCTTTTTGAGCAGAGCAAAGACCTACGATCAAGGAAAGTACTTTGATGATGATGGCAATGAGATATGTGGCAGCATCATGTATGATGCGTGGGGTGGTGATAGCATGAAGAATTGGGCAGAACGTAAACTAAACGAATTAGAAGAAAATAGCACAGATATGAGCAATAAAGAGCAACGCACCTTCACAGGTAGCATAGAAATTAGAATGAATGAAGACGGCACAGAGAGCCGCACCATTGAAGGCTATGCCGCAGTATTTGACACTTGGTCGCACGACTTAGGGTGGTTCAGAGAGCGTGTAAACAGATCAGCATTTGAAGGAGTTGATATGAGCGATGTAGTCGCTACATTCAACCATGACTTTAATTATCCATTAGCACGGACATCATCAGACACATTGAAGTTGATGGTGGATGAGCGTGGTTTGAAATATGAGTTTAACGCACCAAACACCACAGCAGGCAATGACTTGTTAGAGAATGTACGCAATGGAAATATCAAAGGCAGTAGCTTCATGTTCACAGTATCGGAAGATAGCTGGACATTCAGAAGTGGTGAAGAGATGGATGAGCGTGAGATTATCAAGGTGGGCAGATTGTACGAACTTGGACCAGTCGTTATGCCAGCATATCCTGACACCACAGCAGCATCAAGGTCAGCCGAAGCTGCCAAAGAAGAAGCTAAGCCAGAGGTAGAAGAAAGAACAGCAAGCAAATTAAAACTTACATATAAATATCTTAAATCGAAATGAAAACTCTTAAAGTTTTGTTGGAAGAGAGGGCAGCCCTTGAATCTGACATCGAGGGATTGACCAATAAGGAAACCCTTACAGCAGACGAAGAAACCAGACTCAACGAGATGGTATCAAATTACGAAGAAAAGCAGAACGAAGTTAAAGCAGCCGAGAAGCGTGAGAGCGTTTTGAAGACCATTGCTTCGAGCAAGAACAAGCCTGCTTCAAAAGACAACGAAGGCGAATTGAGCAAGCGTTTCAGCATTGTTCGTGCCATTGAGAAATTGAGCAATGACAAAGCACTTGATGGTGCAGAAGCTGAAATGGTAGCAGAAGGTCGCAAGGAGTTCAGCAACATCGGTCAGTCAACTCGTGGTGGACTTGTTATCCCTTCATGGGGATTAGAAGCCAGAGCCAACGTGAATGAGAACGGAACTGCTGGCGTAGATGTTTTGGGCTTTGCCGAAGCATTGCAAGCTAACTCTATCGCTCGTGAGTTGGGTGTATCTTTCTTCAACCTTACAGCAGATGGCAAGTTTGTGATTCAATCACCAACCACCGTTACATGGGAAGGCGAAGTAGATCCTAACGCAGATGGAGGTGTTGCACTTTCAACTTCAAGCATCGTGCCTAAGCGTCTTGCCACTAAGGTGCTTTTGTCTAAGCAGTTGTTGAATCAGCACAACATTAGCGTAGAGAACGCATTTGTGCAGGACATCGCCAGAGCGGTAGCCGCCAAGTTGGATTATTCATTGTTCAATGACGATGGATTCACCGAACACGCTGGTAACGGAGTAACACCTAAGAGCAACGCATCAGTATCATCATTGATGGGTGCATTGGTAGAGCAGTTGATGATGAGCAACGTAAACTTGACAAACGCCAAGTTTGCCGCTTCTGCTGGATTGTTCGCAGAAATCGCAGCCGCCACACAGGTATCAGCAGTTACACCATTGCTGTCAGGCAACAGAGCCTACGGCTATGAGGTAATGTTCAGCTCACAAATTGCCGACAACGCAAGCGCACAAGAGCAAATCTACTTTGCTGATTGGAGCAGCTTCATCATCGGTCAATGGGGTGGACTTGACATCATCGTTGATCCATACACAGTAGCAGACAATGGTCAGGTGAAATTGGTGCTTAACAGCTTCTTTGATGGAAATCAGAAGCGCACCACAGACTTCGCACTCGGAGCGTTCACAGGAACTGACATCAGCTAAAATAGCTTCATAACCCTTCCATAGATCGGGGCGGTGGGAGACTGCCGCCCCTTTTTTAAGCAAAGATGATAGACGATAAGCAATACATAAAACCAGCAAGCATCAAAGTAAGCGTAGCACCTACTGACTTGGTAGTTACTGTCAATGAATTGAAGACTCATTTAAGAGTCAGCCATTCAGACGATGACACCTACATTCAGAGCCTTATCAAGGCAGCTACGCAATTTGTAGAGCAGTACACAAGACAAGTGCTGCCAGAGACTACATTTATTGCCTACTATGACTATGTAAGTGATTTAGAAATCACACGCTATCCAATATCATCTATCACATCTATCCAATACTACGATAGCAGCAACAGCTTGCAAACGATAGATAGTCAGTACTACGAAACAGATTTAGCAGACTTCCCTGCAAGGGTATGGTTCAACAAAGAATACGAAGTGTATGACTTCCGACCAGCAGGATGCTTGGTAACATTTGTAGCAGGCTATTCAGACGTAGCGGATATAGATGCAGGCTTAAAGCAAGTGATAATGATGATTGCCGCCGATATGTACGATCAGCGCATGAACATGGTGCATGGCAGCAGCAGTAAATCAGTAATTGACTACGGACTATTGCTCACAGCATGGCGTAAAGACTATTTTGCATGAACGCAGGTTACTTAGATAGGAAGATAGTAATTGAGCAGCAATCTACCACCAGAGATGACTTTGGTGGTGAGAATATAACATGGGCAACCTACAAGACTATCTGGGCAGGCATAGCGTATAAGCGGACAACGGAAAAGACAGAGAGTGAGCAGACAGTAGCAAGCAGAGTGGTAGAGTTCACCATCAGGGCATTAGATGCCCCATTGGTGGATGAGAGCATGAGAATCAGCTATGATAGCCAGATATTTGAGATAGAAGGGGTATTGAAATATGGAAGGAATGATAAAACGATTTTAATGACAAAAGTAAAAATTTAAACAAATGGCAAGTTCAGGAATAAACAACGGAACTCTCACGGCACTCTATGTAGAGGCAAATGGTGGGGGATTAACAAAAGTCGCAGAACTAACAAACACAGAGTTCAGCGCAGAAATGGCAACAAGAGATGCATCAACCAAAGACAGCGGTGGATGGCAAGATGTACTTGAAGGTCAGAAATCATGGACAATGAGCGCAGATGGCTACTTCGCAGAAGATGCTACATTTGGCTTTACTGACTTGTTCACCGAGTGGACAAACAGAAGACAAGTGATAGTAGCTTTCTCATCAGGGGTAACAGGTGATAAGCGTTACAAGGGAAGTGCATACATCACTTCACTTAGCAGATCAGCACCTACCGAAGATAGCGAAACATTTAGCGTATCTCTTCAAGGCACAGGTACAATTAGCGAGTTCACAGTATCTTAAAGTAAATAGTTATGAAGCAAATCACAATCAACGGCAACAGCTACAAGGCTAAACTCAACATACGAGCGGCCAAAACATTTGAGGAACAAACAGGCAAGGACATCAGTCAAGTGTCAACCATTACGGATATGGCATCATTGGTGTATGCTTGCGTTCACGCTGCGGCAATCGCAGAAAAGAAGGACTGCCCATTGACTATGGATGATATAGTAGATGGGGTTGAGTTAGACGAGTTGAGTAGCATAGTTGAGCAGATAGCACCCAGCGGACAGGGGGAGTAAATTCCCCTGCCCAAAGGGTAGATATAGTTCACTTGCTTGGTGTTGCAGTAGGTGAAATTGGGTTAGGGGTTGAAGAATTTTACGATCTTACCTTTGAAGAGTTTGCAGAGATAACAACTGCTTACTTCAAGAAGGAAGAAAGGGTGTACAAGAATGGGTGGGAGCAGGCGAGGTTTGTAGCTTATTACAGCTTAGTTCCACATCAAGGAAAGAACAAGCGGTTAAAGCTAACAGATGTAGTTAGATTTGAGTGGGAGAAGAAGCCCATTGTGAAGTTGGATAGGGAAGTTATGGACAAGATATTTCCGAAGCATATTAAAGGTGGCACAAAAAACATTCATAACGATAGATAAATCAGAACTTGACAAGTACATTGCGAACATGAAGCGCAAGAGTTACAAAGGTCTTATTTCTGATGCCACAGCTATTGCTCGGCAGTCTGCCAATGACATCAAAAGGGCATACAAGCCCTTTGTGCCGAAGTCAGAAAGAAAGGGCGAAACGAAGATATACGGCTTTCGTTCTGGCAACCTTCAAAGGTCTTTGCGTATATTTAAGAAAAAGAGAAAGCAGCCATTTGTGGTTGAGTTCAGCGTAGGATTTAAAGAGCATAGGTATGGTGATTTGATGGCCAAGATAAATGCAGGCAAGAGGGCTAACGATGGATGGTATGGCTCACTTGTGGATGCTGGCGTAGCAGGAAGGCAGAAGGGTAGGTCTAATAGCAACAGGTCGCAGGGATTTAGGGGTAGAGCCAAGAGCAGGGTTAATATGGTTTTAAGGAATGGCATCAGTCAAAAGGGTATGAGAGTATTGAAAAGAAGATTAGAGAAAGATTTATTAGCGAATAGATAATGGCGTTCAATTCAAAGAGCATAAACTTTAAGGCTGGTCTTGACACCAAAGGCGTTGCCACAGGGGTACAGCAGATACAAGCTCACATG